GTAGAATTCGATGCTAAAAAAACGCCTTGTGAGCGTGATCCCTTGCTCGAATTGCATCGCTTGCAGCAGGCCACCATATTCTCCAAACTAATCGGATCGCCTCCGGCTTTGAGGCTGACTATGTGATCTACCGTAGTGGCATCCTGCCCACAATACACACACGTATAACCATCCCTAGCTAGCACTACGAGCCTTTGCTTCTTGTACTTATTACTGAGTCTAGGGTCGTGCTTACCATGCACCATTAGTAATGGCCTTTGCGATTATGGTAGTCGAGTGCTTTGCATGGTGTGTTATGCCGTTTGCTTATGTACTTAAGACCTAGATCTATTTGCTTAAAGGGATCTAACTCTTTCATCTTAAGTAGCTGAGGTATTCCATATGCAGAGCTCTTAGGGTTATCTGCTCGAGGATCCCATCTACTCTCTTTATTCCATAGGATCTCTAAGCATCTATATTGTTTAGCATTGAGTAGCTTTATATGTGCGTATAGTTTGTAGTTTTCTTTATCTCTCTGTGTGTTAATTGCTTGAGATGCAGGCATATTGCTAAATAGCAATAGCCCGGCCAATAGCACCAAACTACGCCTGCGAGCTATCCGCGGTAGCGGCTCGCCTGCGAGTATGGAGCGTACTCCTATAGTCAAATAGGCTGCAACATTGAGCGTATCTTTCAGCGTGTCCCACACCTTTTTAACATATGTGGATAACTCTTGTGGATAACTATTACGCATCTTTACCCCATCCCGTGCCCTTAAAGCTGATACCGGGCGCGTGATATACCTGCCTCATATGGCTACCGCAGCATATAGGCGCAGCGTTTGAGGTTATAGGTTGCTCAAGCTCATAACGGATATTGCAGCTAATACATTCATACTCATACATCGGCATCGTCTATCTCCTTTAATTTTGGATAAGGCTCTTGCTCCCATATAGGTACGAGCTTTTTATCTAGTAAGTAAACGTACCTATGCTTACGCGAGCGCGGCTCCCAACGACCCTCGAAACCTTTGCTCTTGCCTCGTGTTAATTTCTTACCATTGGCAAAGTAAAAGTCGCTTTTCTGAGGCGTAAGCCCGTAATACCCGAAATTACACGCCTGATAAACGGCTCCTACGTGCCTCGATGAGTCTGCATAACTGATAACGGCACGTATGCCCCTTTGCTTAAGTATTCTCAAACTACGGCCTACAAGCATAGATCCATAGTTTTTACCGTTGAGCTCAGGCTCTAGCACTAACCGACTCATCTCGAGTAAATCGGGGTAATTGCCTCGAGGTAAGCCAAAAGCGCTAGTAGCTGAGTTAGGTACGCTTAACGGGGAATACACGACCGCGCCGATTACCTGTATATCCTCGATAAGGCCGAAAGCGTGTTGCCCGATAAAGCGCTTAGGTCCTAGATAGTGGTACGCGTTTACCAGCTCGTACGCATGGTTATAACTAATCGGCTCCACCCTAAGCATCTTTAAGATCCTCAAGCATGACTATCCCCATAACACCGCATTTAACGCATTGTAAGGATTTAACGTAAGGCGGCAGGTTATCGGTTATCACTCGCTCAATATGATCGGTCATTTTGCCGCATAACCTGCATTTAGTTTTATATGTCGCCATAGTTTGACCTCTTAAGGTATTGCATCTCAAATAGATTAGATCGAGGTACCCAATAGTTATCCTGATATGGGTGTTTGTATTTAGGCACCTTGGCCATATGTACGGGCATCCATCCCATAAGTACGTAAACGGGGCTAAAGCCTGTAACTAATATAGCTACATCGTTAGGCCTGCCCGGTCCTCTATTCTGTAAGATTAAATGGCCGTTAGCGTGTTTAGTCCATTTGACCTCGATATTTTCGCCCACATCTGCCGTATCGTGAGCATTATCAATAGCCGGCACAAAGCCGTAATCGCCAAAATAGTTAGCTACCGCGATCTCTGCCGCCGCCGCCTCTGACTCTTGCCATACCAGCTCGTGCCAGTTTTTATACGCTTGGCCAAAATTGCTCGCATCTTGCACCTCAGCATTACGCGTTATCGTGCGCTCTAGCCCTACTCGATGAGCGGTAATCTCCTGCGACCGATCGAGTACGACCTTTACTACGCTCGACATTGTGCACATAACCATAAAACTACCTCGCCGCTTACGTCTCGCACATTAAAGCCGCCTAAAGTAGTTTGCCACTTAAAGCACTCGTCGCATTGTTTGGCAGCTACTACCGTGATCTCGCCGTTATCGTGGATAGTCGTAGCGAGGCCGTCCTTAATATAGGTTAGCTCGCTCATACTTGAGGCTTCCATTTTCCATCCGAGCCAAGCACGTGCCAATACGGGTTACATTGATTAGCTCTAACTCGCTCCGTGCACTTATAAGCGGCCCACGGTTTACCCGTCGCCTTAGCCGTACCCTCAGCCCACACCATCGTACCGTGCGTACATCGAGGGGCCTCAGCTAGTAACTCACCGCCGAGGCTTTTACCGATCTCTAGGATGCTACTCGCCATTGTTGCCATATCCTCGATCGAGGCCTTTGTACTCCACGGGTCCGAGTCTGCCGGTAGTGTCTCGACCTTTTCCATATCCTGCGCGGTAGGCCGTGAGTTATGCTCAAGGCTTGGCGTTAATAGCCCAATACAACGGCCATAAGCTGAGGTAATTGTGTCCTCGATAAACCATTTTTTCATATTGTTTGGATAAGTCGAGACGTTACCAAAAGCGTAATCGACGGCGCTAGGTAGATGATCCTCATACTCGCGGTACGCCTCAGCTTTAACGAGGATCGTGCCTTTAATAATATCTAGATCCTCGATGTAAGCGACTAATCTGCCGGATGGAAATTCTAACCTAAAGCGCTTAATACGTGCGTTTACGTCCTCGTAGTTATCTAAAAACCCCATTAGATTAGCTCCTTATCTTTCAGAGCTTGAGCGATAGCGCGGCCACGTACAAAGCCCTCGCCGTGCCCATGCTTAAAGCCGATCGAGTAACCGATCACCATAAACATAAAGCCCATACCGCAGGCTGCCAAACCGATCAATATATCTAAACTATTCATTACTTAGCCCTTTGTTAAGGCCGATCAAGCTACTAACCGAGTAGCCCTCTCAGCGTTTGTAGTATCAGTATGAGGGCTTTTTGTCCGAATTAAAAGCGTATAACCTTTTGGCGTGTCGCTACTTAGCTAGTCGATCCTCTAACAAAATCTCGTAGATACGGTCCACGCGCTGCTCGATACGCTCAACGCGCCCGGCTAGGTTATGGCCGCCGTTGCCGTCCGGCTTTAACTCGGCTAGATAGTACTTAACCAAATGGCGGACGAGCCCAGCTCCTAGCCCCAAAATAGTAAAACTCCCGAGAGCTATACCAACTACGAGCTGAGCTCTTTCCATTACTTAGCGCCTACGCCTAATTGCTTCTCCGACGGTTGCAACGCTTTTAGTAGTGGCCCGATTAGCCCTGCGATAAACGCGTTAGCCAATACTTTGTAGTCTGTAATTCCGGACATATACAAAGCCGCTACGGATGCGAGCGATGCTCGACCGTAGGATTTTGCTGCCGCTATTGCTTGCTCTTTCATTTGTTGCTCCTTAGTGCCCTTAAGGATTTATCTAACTATAAACCTAAACTAGCGATTAAGGCTTTAGCCTTGCTTGCCGATATCTCTACCTCAAAGTGCATATCGTCCGGCCTGCTCTTAAAGTCGCCGCCCCACTTGAGGCCGTACTTTTTAGCTAAAGCTCTTAGCATCGGGATCTTTTCAGCCGGGAAAGTGCCGGCCTTGCCGAGTGGATGCTTTGTAGCATTTAGATCGATAGCCGTACCGGATGAGTGGCACGATAATTTTGTAGGGTTGCCGCGCACCATACGATAGGCGTAGGCCCAATCGTCAAACGTGCCCTCGTCGATCGGCTCGATTAGCTCGTGAAATTCAGCCGCGAAGGCTGCGAGTAGTGGCCCCACGCTCTCAGCACATCGCAGCTTACGATCCGTACCCTTTACCGGGTAGGACTTTATTTTAATTGCTTCCGGATCTTTAGATGCCGGATAGCCATTATAACTAGTCTCCATTATGAAAGTAAGAGGCGCGCCTCATCCTCAGTAATGCCTAGTTTTTGTAATAATGCAGATTTTTCAGCGGCTTTTTGTGTTTCCTCTAATTGACGGGCTTTACTTGTCTCATCCGCTTTTTTTGCGTTTGCAATTTCAGCCGCCGTTGCATCGCGCTCTACAATTTCTCCCGTAGTGGCATTGTGCTCATGTATTTTCATTAGTTAAGCCCCCATAGTGTGTAAGAAAGTGACATAGTGCTATCAGTTTGGATGGATGTAATCGCGCTAGTCGATTTCCACGATCCGGCACCGTGCCAAACTTCACGACCAGATGAAAGGTAATCGGTGCCTGAGCCGTATGTAGTTAAAACTTTCCACATATCGGTATTTTCATAACCATCAATTTTTATAATAATTTGATTATATTGCGTGCTCGCCTTAAAGCCGGACGCATTTATCGTTACGGCCGTAGATCCTATTGCGCCGATCGTAGATAGTGTGCCATTAACATTTCGGTTTATTACATTGTCATAATTTGCACCGCTATCAGAGTTAAATTGCATATTAACATCAAAGGCCGAGGCTTTAGTAATATCGCGTAACTCTAATACGAGTGCTTTATAAGTGCCAGGGATCGATGTAATATTTAACGCCGCTGAGGTAATAGTGCCGGATGCGATAGATGTATAACCCCCTCCACCGGCAGGCGCAGCCCACTTAAGGCCGGTCGCTTCGGCTGAGTCTGCCGTTAATATTGTGCCATTAGCTCCGACGGCCAAACGCGCAAAAGTGTCCGCACCTGTCCCGGGTACTAGATCACCTTTAGCATCGATAGCCGTAGCCATTGAATTAGTAACGGTTACGGTACCGCTCGTACCTCCGCCGCTAATACCTGTACCTGCGGTAACGCCGGTAATATCGCCGGCTGCATCTGTTACCCAAACAAAATCCATATCGGTATTAGAGTTTTTGCTTAATACCTGTCCCGTAGTGCCGCCCTTAAGATCGAGCAGACTTGCATCGATGGAGTCGCCTAAGGCTTCGATCGCCGTAGCTCCATCTTTTACTAAGTCGGTCGATGTAGGTACCGGCCAATTAAAATTAGGCGTTACTGTTGCCATTATGTCAAACCTCCAAAAGCATTTTCCCAGATGAGTGTAGCGTTTACACCCGTCCAAACTAGGTTAGCCGGGCTAACCGTGTCCCATTGTGGCGCAACGAGTGAGAAATCTGTAGGGCTTAGCGTGAGTGTTATGTCCACAAATTGAGGCGTAGCCCGGATAGCAAACCCCTCTAAAAAGCCGTTAAATGATCCGTTAAACATATTGATCGGTAAATCGTTAATAACAATAGGCTCGCCAAAAAATACATCGATGAGCTTATTACGCTCGGCATCGGGTAGGTCGCCGCTATCTAGTCTAAAAGTAATCGCCTGTAGCTGCTCTCGAGGGATGGCCCGTAGTCCTAGCTCACGATCCATTACGTTATTTACATCGCTGAGGTTATGCAGGTTGCTATTTACCGCTCGCTGATAACGGCCATAGTTAGCGATGGAGTCCGCATCGAGGGCCGTAGCTTGATTATTGTAATTGTTGCCATAGTTAAATACAAGGGAGTTACGGATCTTGCCTATTTGTAGGATAGATTTAACGCTAGATGGAGTAGCGTAGTTAGCCGATAAAGTCGTATAGCCGTTAGCCGATAGGTAAGCCGTACGATGGTCGGCATCGGCATAACATACGCGCCCGGCTTTATCCTCGTAAATTTGTCCTAGTGCGCTTTGTGCAATTTGAGCGCAGAGGTTATAACTGTTAGCCGGATCGGCTGCCCTACTAATCATCTCGTATAGACCAGGCTGATCGATCTCGCCAAGTCCTACGTTTTCTGCATTAGCCCACGTAGTCGTAGGGTCGTAGTTATACCATTGTAAAGCAGGAGCGACCTCAAACCATGAGTTAATTAAAAGCTCTTGGAGTATGTCGTATATCTGAGTGCCATCCTCAGTTTTAGGCAAGGCATCCGGGAAAAGAGCTTTAGTTAATTTTGCTAACGATCCGACGGCCAAAATGCTACCGATCGTTATAAAGCCCACCTCCTCCGGAGAGCGTACCGAAATACCAAAATCTGATACCGCGCCGCCAAATACCGGGACATATGTACCGGAGCTATTCTTAAGCTCTAGAGTTAATACATCGGTTACGTCGATGTCAAAAGCCGTGTTATTGACGTTTACGATTTCCATACGAGCGTAGCCGGCGTTGCATTGTAAATCGATATCATCGCGGCCCGTTGCCATTGTTACGCTTAGTACGTTTGTATAGACGGTTGTGCCGACGGTTATACGCCACTCGGGGAGCCATGTACTCATACCGCGTAAAGCCCTGTACCGCGATCTACTGAGGTACCTCGGTAGGTAGATTGATTAAGTACATCCTCGACGGCGCGAGCGATAGCCTCGGGGTCTCCGATACCTGCCTCAATTTTAATATTATAAGTAGCTGGGTATCCGCCGCCGTAATTCATCGTAGGGCTATATCCGCCAAGGTCGCTCTTTTGTGTGTCTGTAAGAGTAGGGAAAAGATCAAAGATATTTACGTCTTTCTTAAGTCCCTTAGTAGCTTCGGCCATTTTGCCCACGGTATCCACGACGGTAGTAGCCGGGATAAGTGAGCCCACGCCGCTAGAGGTAAGCCCTCCGGTGTTACCGCCTGTACCGACTTTACCTAGTAGCGCGATGTAATCCTGTAATGCCTTGAGACGAGCCTCGTCGGCTTTCTTTTGTGCCGCAGCTACGCGGTCGATCATGCTTAACTCCTCAGACTCCCGGAGTTTAGTAAGGGTTAAACCTGCATTTGTAGTTTTGCTAAGAGATGCGAGTTTAGCGATCTCGGTTAGTTGGATCTGTACGCGCTCGCTATAACTCTCTTTAGCCGCTAACTCACCGGCTGCGGTAATAGCTGCATTATATTTACCAAACGCAATATCCCGAGCGGCTTCTTTGTCTTTTTCGGCCATCTTAGATTTATCAATAGCTGATAACTCTGTCAGTAACTGAGTATTAAGAGCTGAGAGAGTGGCCTCGCTAACCTTAGTAATACCAGCTAGTTTGGCCATGTCTGCATTTTTTTGCAGGGCTGCAAGCTCGTTAATCTTCTTAAGTGCAAGCTCGCCATTATCCTCCTCAATAGCCTGTAGGGCTTCGAGGCGCAGGATCGTTTCTTTATCGTAGGTAGCGCGTAAAGCCGCAGCGATAGAGATGCGGTTAGTGTCAAAGACGGCCGCAGCCTTTGATAACGAAAGTTTATTTTTCTCTAATAGTGCTTGCTTTTTTAGTAGGGCTAGGCGCTCTTTCTCACGTTTAGCCGCTTCAGCCGTGGCCTTAGCCGCTGCCGCTGCATCTGCTCTTTGTGTATCTTGGTTACTAGCTGATAAAGAGCGATTACCAAAACCTTTTACGCCGCCGCTAAATACAATATCGATAGCATCTTTGAGACTATAACCATCTTTAGTTTTACCGCCAAAAAGTACGGAGATAAAATCGCCCGTAGCTACGCTGAGTTTATTCATCTTGTCGATGAGAGGGTCTAAATTACCCTCGGACCCGGCTAAGCCCTCGAGGGCTCCAATCAAACCTCGACCGATCTCCTCGCTAGCATTTTCAGCGGCGATAGTTAATTTATTTAATTTACCTGTATAGGTATCGGCCGCTACTGCTGCCTGTCCACCAAAAATCTTTATTAACTTTTCTTGTATGTCTGCAAAATTAGCGGTTTTAATCTCGGCCTGAGTAAGACCGATATTAAGAGTACGTAACCCTCGGTTATTACCTACATATGCCTGCGCTAATACTTGGCTAACACTAGCTAAATCCTGACCGCTGCCGGCTGAGGTATCTAGAGATAGAGCTAAAATCTCTTGAGACTTGGCAATATCGCCGGTAGTCTGCAAAATCTTTTGTAGCGCAGGTTGGAGTTGATCTTTATTTACCCCTGTCGCCTGCTCGAGCACGTCGAGGTATTGCTTTACGTCTTGTGTAGCAAAACTCAAACCTAGATTTTTTAGGCTTTGCGTTAATTGCTTAACCTGAGCGTCCTCGGCGG